GGAATGTGCTACCTAAAGAACCGCCGATCTGGATTCTCATTCATGTCATCTGCAGAGGTTGCTAATACGGGTACCATATCAAAAGATGCTAGACTTGGGATATGTTCGAAGACTGGTCCAGATGCCAAGAAGATGTTTACAGATAAGGTTGTTCCTATCGTTAGGAACTACCCGTTCTTCTTCAAACCTATCCAGGATGGTATGGATAATCCAAAGACCGAACTAGCGTTTCGTGTACCATCTAAGAAGATTACAAAGAAGAATATGTATGAGGACCACGGTGATGATATCGAAGGTCTTGATACCACTATCGACTGGAAGAATACATCCGACAACTCATACGATGGTGAGAAGCTATTACGACTTGTGGAGGATGAAGCTGCTAAGTTAGAAAGACCTAATAACATTCTAAACGGATGGAGGGTTCGTAAGACATGTCTTCGTTTGGGTAGTAAGATAACTGGTAAGTGTATGATGGGATCAACATCGAACGCACTATCAAAGGGTGGTAATGAGTACAAGCAGATGTACTATGACTCTGATCCGTCAAAGAGAAATGCTAACGGTCAAACTAAGTCAGGTCTTTACTCGCTGTTTATCCCTATGGAGTGGAACTATGAGGGGTATATCGACGAGTACGGATTCCCAATATTTGAAAATCCGAAGACTCCAGTTGTAGGTATCGATGGAGAGTTGATACACAATGGAGTAATAACGTACTGGGAGAATGAGGTTGCTGCACTAAAGAACGACAGTAACGCACTGAACGAATTATACAGACAGTTCCCTAGAACAGAATCTCACGCATTTAGAGATGAATCTAATCAGTCTCTATTCAACCTTACGAAGATATATCAGCAGATCGATTATAACGACTCTCTAATAAAGGAACAGTTCCTAACTAAGGGTAACTTCCATTGGAAGGATGGAAAGTTGGACTCTGAGGTTATATGGACCCCAGATAGGGACGGTCGATTTATAGTGTCTTGGATACCGCCTTCAGCCATGAGGAATAAGAAGGAAGTGACAAGGAATGGAAAGTTTATGCCTGGAAATTCACATATTGGCGCGTTTGGATGTGACCCATATGATATATCTGGAGTTGTAGGAGGTGGCGGATCGAATGGCGCACTTCACGGAAAGACAAAGTTTCATATGAATCCAGATGCCCCTACAAACCAGTTCTTTCTTGAGTACGTTACACGTACACAGACAGCAGAGATATTTTTTGAGGATGTGCTTATGGCGTGTGTATTCTATGGAATGCCAGTACTTGTCGAGAACAATAAGCAGAGACTCCTGTACCACTTAAAGAACAGGGGCTATAGAGGGTATTCTATGAATAGACCAGATAAGCATACGTCAAAGCTTTCAAAGACAGAGATTGAACTTGGAGGTATTCCAAACACGTCTGAGGATATTAAACAATCCCACGCTTCTGGAATAGGAACATATGTTGAGAAGTATGTTGGGTACGATCTTGAGGGTACATACAGAGACCCAGAGGAGATGGGTTCTATGTATTTTACGCGTACACTAGAGGACTGGGCTAAGTTTGATATCAACAACAGAACAAAGCATGATGCCTCCATAAGCTCTGGTCTTGCAATAATGGCAACTCAAGGTCCACTTTACGAGCAACCGAAAGAAAAGTCAAAAATTATCATTAATTTTGCAAGGTACGATAATAGTGGGCCAATGAGCCGAATTAAGAAATAATGGATAAACCAGAAATCATTGTAAAGGCACTACCGTTTCCAAGCCATACAGCTACGGAGTCGGAAAAAAGATCTAAAGATTACGGGCTAAGGGTAGGTAAGGCTATAGAGGGAGAGTGGTTTTCACGCACTGGTTCTGGATGCCGTTACTTCGACAGATATGCTGACTTCCACACGCTAAGAAGATATGCTCGTGGTGAGCAGCCTATTGGTATGTACCAAGACCTAATGAAGGTTAATGGAGACATGTCTCACTTAAACCTTGACTGGAGGATTGTTCCTATTGCAAATAAGTTTGTTGACATCGTTGTTAACGGTATGTCTGACAAGATGTACTCTATAAAGGCGCAGGCTGAGGACGTTACATCTGCAGAGAAGAAGAATCTATTCCAGCAGATGGTTGAGGCTGATATGTATGCGAAGGACTTCTTGAAGCTTACAAAGGAACAGTTTGGTGTTGATGCGTACAATGTCAATCCAGAGGAGATACCAGAAAATGATGAGGAGCTAGGTCTATACATGAACCTTAACTATAAGGCTGGGGTAGAGATCGCTTCTGAGATAGCAATAAATACAATATTTGAGCTAAACGATTATAATGATTCAATACGCCCAGCAATACACTACGACCTTGTTGTATTAGGTAAGGCAGCGGCAGTACATGAATTCTTCCCAGGTGTAGGTATACAGTTGAGATATGTTGACCCAGCTAACCTTATTCATTCGTACACAGAGAAGTCAGACCATTCGGACTGCTTCTATTTCGCTCATGTTGAAAATGTACACTACACGGAAATCAGAAAGATCAATCCAGACATAACAGACGATGAGCTAGATAAGATCAAGCTATGGGGTGCGTCATGGTATGGAGAATACCCAGAAACAGGTCAGTACCTTGACAGTCCTTTCATGAACGAGACCGTATCACTTCTATTCTTTAGCTATAAGACTGACAAACGTTTTGTATATAAGAAGAAGTACTTAAGCAACGGAGGGGAGAGAGTTATAGAGAGAGACGAAACCTTTGTTCCAGATGGAGAGGGAGATATGAACTTCGAAAGAAAGGACGTTATTAAGGAGGTTTGGTATGAAGGAGTATTGGTATTGGGGTCTAATTATCTAATTAAGTGGTACTTACAGAAAAACCTTGTTAAGCCAAAGGCTAAGATGGATCGTGCTCTACCTAACTATATTGTACACGCTCCACGAATGTATAAGGGTGAGATAGATTCTACTGTACGTAGAATGATTCCTCACTTGAATCAGATTCAGTTCACTCACCTAAAGATTCAGCAGGTAGCACAGAGGGTTAACCCAGATGGTATATACCTAGATGCTGACGGTCTTGCTGAAATCGATCTTGGACAGGGTTCAACATATGGCCCTCGTGAGGCGTTGGATCTATTCTTCCAGACTGGTTCTGTTATCGGACGAAGCAACACACAGGAAGGAGATTTCAACAATGCTCGTATTCCAATCCAAGAACTGGGGTCACGAAGCGGTTTCGATAAGATACAGTCACTAATTACACTATACAACCAGCACCTATCTATGATACGTGATGTTACTGGGCTAAACGAAGCTCGTGACGGATCTCAACCAGATAGCAGAGGATTGGTTGGACTACAAAAGATGGCTGCAGCAGCTAGTAACGTGGCAACTCGCCATATACTAGACTCCAGCATAAATATTACAAAGAGACTTGCACAAGGTATATCTCTTCGAATATCTGATATACTCAAGTATGCTCCTTTTGCTGATGAGTTTGCCATGCAGATTGGTAAATACAATATGGCGATACTTGATGATATGAAGGATCTTCCGCTGTCTTCACTTGGTATCTTTATTGAACTTGAGCCAGAAGAGGAAGAAAAGCAAAACCTTGAGAATAACATTCAGATAGCACTAGGGCGCAACGAGATTGGACTTGAAGATGCCATCGATATCAGAATGATAAAGAGTATCAAGATGGCTAACCAAATGTTGAAAGTTAAGAAGAGAACAAGACTTAAGGCAGCTCAAAAGAGAGAGGACGAGCAGTCAGATATCCAGATGCAGATTAACATGCAATCACAACAAGCTGCTGCTGAACAGAAGATGCAGACAGCACAGGTTGAAGCTCAGGCAAAGATTTCCGTTGAACAAGCAAAGGCTCAAGGACAGTTGGCTATTCTTGAAAGAGAAGCTCAACTGAAGCTTATGTTAATGGAGAAGGAGCTTGAAATAAACATGCAGCTAAAGGGTATTGATACCCAGGAGCAGATGAAAAAGGATATGGAAAAAGAAAAGGCTAAGGATGAGCGTGTAAAGAAACAAGGTACCGTTCAGTCTAAGCTTATAGAACAAAGAAAGAAAGATCTTCCAGCGATTAATTTTGAAAGCTCTGAAGATGATCTATCTGGTTTTGATTTGAATTCATTTATGCCTAGATAAAAAAAAAAAGAGAGATGAGAAAGAATAAGACAAGAGTTAACCCGTATGCATCTGGAACAGCAGACAAGTCTGGATATGACGTAAACTATGGCGTTTCGATAACGAAAGGACCAGTTTCTTTTGATGTTAGCCAAAGTAGGGGTACTGGATATAGCCCAGAGACTGATGTAAATCTATCATTGAGCATTCCTATTACGCGGAGAGTTAAGGACAAGCGAAAGAAATTGTAATGAAGAACGTATCAATACAAGGAGTAAAACACTCTGTAAAAAAGAACAAGAGTGGTGATATTGTTGTAGAGCATACTAACATTGCGAATGGCAAGTACGATAAGATTAATCTGACTAAGAAGGCTGAGGTTAAGACTGTGTCAGAAGGAATTAAGGCCACTAGAGAGTGGCATAAGAAGAATCCATACCATAAGGGTAAGTAATATGAAAAAAGGATTGTACGCGAACATTCACGCCAAAAGAAAGCGCATCGAGCAAGGGTCTGGTGAGTCAATGCGTAAGCCTGGCACCAAGGGAGCCCCTACAGAAGGCGCATTTAAGAAGGCTGCTAAAACAACTATTAAGAAAAAATGAAGGATTCAAGGCTAGATCGAGCTGGTGTACTTGGGTTCAATAAACCGAAGAGAACTCCAAGTCACCCAACAAAGTCTCACATAGTTGTGGCGAAGGTTGGTGACATTATTAAGACGATCCGTTTTGGACAGCAGGGCGTAAAGACAAACCAGACCGCAGGTCAGAGAGAAGCGTTCAAGTCTCGTCATGCAAAGAATATTTCAAAGGGAAAGTTGTCAGCGGCTTATTGGGCCGATAAGGTGAAGTGGTCTCCATCGAAGACTGCGCAACCAAAGAATAAGAACTGGGTAAAAGGGTCTTAAAAACGTGCATTACTTTTTTCGTTAATTTTGTAACAATTTAAATATAAATACAATGGCTGAGGAGCAAGAAGAACAACAACCAGAAATCATTGTACGTCCGCTAGACGAACGTCAGGAGAGTAAGGTAGAACAGGAAAAGAGATTCCTGCAAGAAGAGGAAGAGAAGCAGCAAGTAGCTGACGAAACAGAAGATAAACCAGTATCAGAGGTGGTTGAAAGACCAGATCTTACTGAAGATGACGTTCTTTCATTTATTAAGAAAACAAAAAACAAGGATGTAACATCTATTGATGATCTATTCAAAGAGCCAGAAGTGGTTGAGAGAGAGCAAGAGATTCCATTTGAAGATGTAAAGGCATTCCTTGAATACAGAAAAAAAACTGGACGAGGATTAGACGACTTTATCAAGCTCAATAGAGACCTTGAGAAGGAGGATCCGAACCAGTTACTTGCTGACTATTATCGCACCGTTGAAGATTTTGACAATGATGATATCAAGGCTATGATGAAGAAATTCTCATACGACGAAGATATGCATACAGATGACGAAATTGAGGAGCGCAAGTTGGCATTTAAACGCGAAGTCAAAAAGGCAAGAAAGCACTTCGAAGGTCTTAAGGAGCAATTCAATGTACCTCTTGAGTCAAGAGATACATTCGTTCCAGAGGAAGAGAGAGAAGCTTACAAGTCTTTCAAGACTAGGGCAGCAGCTGAAGAAAAAACTCAAGGTGAGGCAGCTGAACGTTCTCGTGTGTTTGCTGAAAAGACGAATGCACTCCTATCAGATAAATTCGAAGGTTTCGATTTTAATCTGGGAGAATCAAGCATTAAGTTCAAACCAGCAGAGGCAGAAACACTAAAGAAGTCGTCAAACATTCAGAACTTCATCTCGAAGTTTTTGGATGAAAACGGATTCCTAAGTGGAGACGGTTCAGAATTTCACAAGAGTATCGCAATGGCAAGTAATCCAGATCAGGCAGCGAAGTTCTTCTACGAGAAGGGTGTAGCTGATGCTATCGAAAGGATGGAGAAGGAGGGTAAAAATATAGACTTCCGAGGAACTCCTCCAGCAGTTAGTAACGATGGAATACAGGTCAGAGTTCTTGACAGCAATGGTCCGACAGGTATGAAATATAGAAAACGTTAAAAACTAAAAAAAATGGCTGGAACATTAGCAGTATCGCCAGGGGTAAACATCACCCCTAGCTCAGTAAAGGCAACATTGCCTGGTAATTACATTACAAACTTTAACTTCTTGAATCAGTATATGCCAGACGTATACGAGCAAGAATTCGCACGTTACGGAAATCGTTCTGTTGCTTCATTCCTTCGTGGAGTTAGCGCTGAACTTCCTTTCTCTTCTGACCTTATCAAGTGGACAGAAGAAGGTCGTCTACACACTAAGTATGAAGGAATGACTCCATCTGCTTACTCATCAGGTACTCAGACCTTCACAGTTGCATCTGGTGCGATGGTATTCCGTAGAAACCAAACTGTATTACTTCACTCTCCATCACTTGGAATTTCTAAGAAAGCTATCATCAGTGCTGATCCAACAGCTACTTCATTCAATGTCTCATATTATGAGGCTGTACCTGGAAACCCGTTCCCAACAGGAACAGTAACTGCATACGTTTACGGTTCTGAATTCAGAAAGGGTACTAATGGTATTGAGGGATCTTTGGAGGCTGATCCAATGTTCTTCGATGCCAAGCCAGTTATCATCAAGGATGCTTACACAGTTTCTGGTTCTGATATGGCTCAAGTTGGTTGGGTTGAAGTTGTTGAAGCAGGAAAGAAGAGCTACCTATGGTACTTGAAGTCTGAAGGTGAAACTCGTCGTCGTTTTGAGGACTACCTAGAGATGATGATGGTTGAGCACCAAGAGGCTGCTGCATCTTCAGCTGCAGAAGCTTATCTATCTGCTAATACTGGTGGTGGTAACGCTGGATCAACAGGTTTGTTTGCTTCAGTTGAAACAAATGGTAACGTATGGTCTGGAGGTGTCCCTTCAACATTGTCTGATTGGGATTCTATTGTTGGTCGTTTAGATAAGCAGGGAGCTATCGCTGAAAACGTAATCTTTAACGATCGTGAGTTCGGATTTGAAATCGACAACATGCTTGCTGGAGTTAACGCTGCATTTGCAGGTGGTGCTTCTTACGGTATGTTCGAGAACGACAAAGAAATGGCATTGAATCTAGGATTCACAGGATTCCGTCGTGGTTATGACTTCTACAAGACTGATTGGAAATACCTTAACGATGCAACTCTTCGTGGTGGTATTACTACTGGTGGTATAAACGGCATCTTGATCCCTGCAGGATCTATGAATGTTTATGACCAAGTTCTTGGTGAAAACGCTACACGTCCGTTCCTACACGTTCGTTACCGTAAGTCAGAAGCTGAAGATCGTAAGTACAAGTCTTGGGTAACAGGTGGCGCTGGCGGTGCTTCTAACTCTCGTGAAGATAAGATGACAGTTGACTTCTTGTCTGAAAGAGCACTTTGTGTTCTTGGAGCTAACAACTTCATGTTGTTCGAAGACTAATAAAAAGTAAACACTGAGAGGGGACTTCGGTCTCCTCTCTTTATTCTAAATTCTAAATATAAATCGTAATGAAAAAACAAAAGATCGAAGCCAAAGATCGTGTGTATCTATTGGCAAACGGTAAGACTCCGTTAACTTATTCGCTTGCAAACAAGCATACTAACACAAGACCACTACTAATTATTGATGAAGAGTCTCAAAGACAGAGAGCCATCAGATACGCTAGAAATCAAAAGTCACAATTTGTTGACGAGCAAGACGAGCATGTAATTGTTGAGCCTATAATCTTCCAAGATGGTAAACTTGTTGTACCAAAGATTAACTTTCAGCTGCAAGAATTTCTATCAATGCACCCAGACAATGTGTCTAATAATGGTGGTAGATTTTATGAGTACAATCCAGAAGAAGAATCTCGAAG